CCGCCACAAAAGCGGCTGTATTTACTGAAGCCGATGCAGTCGGACTAGCCCCATACCGCCGCACATCCCCCGGCTCGTAGTAGTAATTGACCGGCGTCACCCCGGCAGCGATCTCGGCAGCGGTGCGGGGCCAGAAATATCTACCAATAATTAACTGATTTAACTTTTCTAACTGTAATGACATATCCCTTAACTGGTCATACTGAGGTTTTGTCCAGTCTTGGAAATTAAATCGAGTTGATAACGTCATGATATATCGCCTACGATAGTTGCGGTAAATGATCCTGTAAAACCATTAAGTTCAATGGCTTTACCATCGGTTCCCGCCGCACCGCCAACGTTTGTACCATTTTGTCCGGCAACTGCGGGACTTCCGATATCACCACCTTTACCGCCATCGAAGCCGTTTGTCGTTCCCCCTGCACCACCAGTTGTTAAGGTGCCAAAACCTCCCCACTCAGCAGGAGATTGACCAGCTCCCGCAACCGATGGATAACTCCCAGCTCCTCCTCCTCCCCCACAACCTCCACGATTTAAGGTTGTGTCTGGCCCACCTCCACCTCCACCACCATAACCTTTTGTTACAGTTCCTGAACCTGAGATAGTAGTGTAACAACCTAATTTAACAGCTGTACCACCATTTTCACCTGGTGATCCGGGTGCTCCAGACTCTGGAGNTCCGGCTGTATAGATACCTCCAGCCCCGCCAGCACCACCATGACCAGTTATAGTTGCTGTGATTCCTACTATAATAATCAGTCTGGCACCATTATGTAAGGTATCTCCATTTATTGCGTAACTAGAAGTATTTGATGCTCCACGAACTACCCCGGGTGGGATGGATAGTGTAATAATATCTCCAGCCTTTGATCCACCACTTGTAGGGTACGTGGTAACAAGATTATTTTCTACAACATACTCTGTATCGCCGCTAGCTAGAACTAGCAGAAAACTTCGACCACTTAATCCCATAGCTAATACAGAATTAAAAGCCATTATAAAGCACTCGTTATGTCTTTCTGAATACCGAGAATAGTCCAAGTAGATGCAGTATATCTATATATAGTATATATATCCTGCTTATTAGCATCTGTAGATGCAGTTATATCAAGTCCAGCGACTTTTGTAAAATTAGATCCAAAATTAACAGTACGAAAACCTGTACCATCTTGAATTACTCGTAAAACTACGATAGCTCCTATCTGAGCATTTGCTGGAGCTTGAAAAGTAGCACCGCCATTTAAGGTTACGGAAAAGTGTTGACCATTTACTAGATCTGTATTAATAGCCCCAGATGTTGTACCTAAACTATACTCATTGGAAATCTGAGCACCGGTCCACCTATTACTAGTTATGAAAGCTCGCAACTTTCCAAGATGTGTTAACTGAGTTACATTACTATCTGGATCTTTCCAAAACAGCTCAGTCTTACCTGATACATCTTTTGAATACAAACCGATATTATTTGCAGGAATCGTTGGATCGCCACTTTGCTCTCGAAAGGTAATCTTCTTGTGATAACCAGCTTCTGATGGTGTTCCAGATTCACCACCAAATTCATGATCTACCTCAAGACGCTCTCGAAGATCAACCCAACGCTCTCTCATGCGTTGCGCACCCTGAGAGACGACGTTCGCATCGGCTGGAATTGCCTCAAGAGCAGTGTTCCAAGTTCTAGTAAAAGCTGTCATTTCCGACCCTCATATCCAATACTGTAATGGTTTCCATCGGGTTTTGGATTACCTTTAGAATCTTTAAAATCCCCACCCCAAAAATGTTCTGGGCCTAAACTTTTCCACCATTCGCCAAGAATTTCATGATCCTCAGATTTATCAAGATACTCTTGATGCTTAAATAAGTTAAGGTCTACTGCAAGAGATACTAGATGTAAACTTCTACTAATACCCTTACCAGCTGTAGCGTTTAAATCAGCTATTCGTTGATCCCGCTTAACTTCACTTAAAGTAACTTCGTAACCAAGATCAAAAGCGTGAGCAATAAGTCTCGAGAGATCACGAGCAAACTTTACTTGTTTATCCCTAAGTTCACTCATGGATTACTTCTCACAAATGGGTCTCTCCAATACTGACCAGAAACTCCGCCGGGAACCGGCTGTCCGATAATTTCTGAATGCGGATTTCTATCATCAGCATCGATAAGTTCTTGCACAAGAACACTATAAATCTTAAAGTATTCTAATGCCTTATCCTCACGTCCAAATGATTGATAAATTATACTAACAGCTAAATTTATAACCGCATCGTCATGTGAATTAAAGTCGAGTGGATCACCATCTACTAATCCATCTCCTAGTATTCTAGGCTGCACGGTTACCCTAAGCTCATACTGATATGCTACGTCGGGGGCGGGAACAATTTCGAGCATATTTTTCTTAACTTCCGCCCCACTAGAAACACGAGTTCCAAACCAAGTATAAGCGAGAGGCATACTGCGACTATGGAAATCAGGGTCAGGAAACCGAGCATCAAAATCTTTGTGGACCAGTCCACGAAGTTTCTCCGATCGTCCAGTTCCAGGTTCACGAAGTTTAAACGTATAGAGATTTTTAAATCTGAAGCCACCTGTAAGCAAGGTAGACATATCAATTAGTCTATCAGTTCTTCGGTCCTGTGCAGTATCTCCCGGTGACACGGATAGAGTACCTAATATGGTATACTTCAGATCATCCCAATCATGTCGACGGGCAATTCTATACTGAGCTAAATTAATAGCTCTATTGACTCGTGTAGCTGTAAGGTCAGATCTATCGGTATGATAAGCCATCACCTCTTCACGAATCTCTTGAAATGTTAAAAAGCCCATATTATCTCCAAGGGATCGGGGAGCCGAAGCCCCCCTTTCCTTTTCCTCTTAGAATGGAAACTCGCAACTGATAATCTTTGCCGATGCGTCGAACGCATAAGCACAGATATGATCCGTTACAAGAGCCGAAACGTCAAGAGTACCGTCCGTTGTACCAACGATTGTTAGTGCGTTGCCGTCTGCGCCTGCGGTTAGAGCAGTGGTAAGAGTCGCTGGACCCCTAACCTGTATCCAACCATAGTAGCCATTCGTAAGAATAGCTTGCAGAACACCTGCGCCAAGCACAGCGTCAGTCAAGTCCATAGTGACAACACAATCATCATAGCCAACCGTACCGACACCGCTAGCGCCATAGTAGTAAACTACGTTACCAGCGACTGCCGCTACAGGTCCAGCACCTGAGTTGTACTTTACCCACTTATAGACTTTGTTACCTTCAAAGCGAAGACAACCAATACCCTCAACGTCAGTTAACTCATTAGCGGTGAGTTTGGTCTGAAAGATCTTTTTAATACCATAGTTAGCCATATGTTACTCCTACGTAACGGGCAGGCCGAACAGCACGCCCTGCGTCCGTCTGCGGTTAGTAACAAATGAACAGGCACTAACGATCTGTGCAGCCCGATCATTCACCTGATCCGGAATAGACTTCCAATCCGTCATGTCGAAGTTCATACCAGGATCGTAGATGTAGAACAAGAACTTAGTATTCAGAAAATACATCTTAGTTGCAGGACATTCAGGTGACCATACCATTGGTATGTTCTTGAAAGCCTGACTATCGAAACCAAGGTCCAGCATCTTTGTATTCTGCACTCGCAGAACGCCAGCATACGTCGAGACTGGCAATGCAACACCTTCGTAAAGCTCATAGCTGAGCTGATCGGTAACGATAATATCAGGTTTGTCCTGTGAGCGATTATTCATACACGCATTCAGCATATGCCGCATATTCTGCAACACACCTGCATTGAACGTGGCTGAAAGATCGTCAAAGAACTGATTTTGCCACCAAGTATAGGTTGCCTGATTGATTCCGCCAATGCTGACAGCAGCAGTCGGATCATCCTGTACAAGATGACGAAGACCTGCAAATGCCCCACCAACAGTACCAGTTGCAGTCGCGAACAAAGCATTCTCAAGCTTGTCCGTAAGACTACTCTTGGCATTGTTCAGCTTCGCACTCATCAGATCCATGATTTTGGTCTTACCACGATTTTTCTGATCATCCGTTCCGAACCGGACGATAGGAACAACCAGGTAATGCCAATCCCAAACGGCCTGAGTTAAGAATTCACGATCGTTCAAGGGAACGGTACCACCCTTCCCAATGAACGCTACATCATCGTTCTTTCCGTACTCAACCGCTTCGAGGATTTGACGACCACCGACTACGGACTTCATTCGATTGTTCTCTTTCATCCATGCCCAAAAAGGAATAGATGAGAAGATATTATCGATAGCCTCACTTTTCATGTGAAGCCAAGTCGTAGTATAGAGGTTATCAAGTGCCTCAGATAATGTTTGAACGGCCATTGATTCTCCTATTGATTAAAACACCCGCTGCCGTCACTCTGAAAGTATATCTTTAATGCCAGGGAATTTACCTAACGTATCATCCCAAGCCTTATCTGCAGCTTTCTCTTGCGTCAGTGGTTTACCATCATCACCCATGGGCGCAGTCCCAGAGGTTGGCGTGAGGCCACCGAAAGGTTGCTTCTTCGCCGGATCGTCAGCAGGTTTGTATTTCTCATCCAACGTCTTGACCTTCTCCGGGTTCTCAGTTTTCGCAAGCGCGTATGCTCGTGAAATAGAAAGCCCCGGAGTATCTTCAATTATGGACTTAATCTCTTCCGTCAAATCCGCAATATCTGGATGATCCTTTGCAAAATTTTTCAGATCTTCTCGTATCTTATTCTCTTGAAAACTATCA